CTTTGGACCTGATTGGGATAGAGCATTAGAGGATGATATTATATGGAATGATTTAAATAATCTCATAGATAATTACGAAAGGTTCTTGACAATTGATCAAGAACAGTATAAGATAAGACTATTAAAACTCATAGAGGAGTCCATTTGATGGAACGAGTAGAAGGGTTCTTTGAGGCACGGTGTCGGGAACTAGAAAACCAAATCAAAGCATTGCAGTTTGAGAATGCTGAGATGTCAGTGAAAACTGGCGAACTGTCGGAGCGAGTTATTACTCTTGCTAATCGTCAACCCACTTGGCCAAAGGGTTATAAACCTCAACGCCGGGTAACCACTAACAAATAAATGATGTGCCGCTATAGCTCAGTTGGTAGAGCAGGAGTTTTGTAAACTTCAGGTCCGGGGTTCAAATCCTCGTGGCGGCACCATTTATTGGAGATATTATGAAAGTAAGATTGATTTCACATTCTACACCAGATAATATTATTGGTGTGGATGATGCACAGGAGCTTATTGCATATTGTGCTAGAGTATCTAATCCTGGCAATCAGAACAACAAAGATACTAGTGAGAAACTGATCAAGTATCTCATTAAGCATAAGCACTGGTCACCCCTAGAGATGGTTAGTGCATGTCTGGAGATTGAGACAACTCGTGATATCGCAAGGCAAATCCTGCGGCATCGTTCATTCTCGTTTCAAGAATTTTCACAACGATACGCCGATCCTACTCAGGACTTAGCTTTTGAGACTAGGGATGCACGTTTGCAAGACCCTAAGAACAGGCAAAACAGTATTAAGTTGAGTGAGGAAGATCGTCGTCTCAATGAAGACTTTCGTATGAGACAGATGCTGGTTTGTAGACAAGCACGGGAGACATATGAGTGGGCAATTGAGAACGGTATCGCCAAGGAGCAAGCACGGGCAGTGCTACCAGAGGGTATGACTGTATCTCGACTGTACATGAACGGCACACTGCGCTCATGGGTGCATTATATCGATCTACGAAGTGCAAATGGTACACAGCTAGAACATCAAGAGATTGCGATTGCGTGTGCATATGAGATTGCAAAGATTTTTCCTATCATGACGGATATCAGCGTTGTCTAAAGCAGTCGTAATCGGCAATGGTGAGTCACGCAAGTGGTTCAGTGATAAACAGTATGAGGTGAATGCTGTCACATGGGGTTGTAATGCAATCTATCGTGATGTGATGGTAGACAACCTTGTAGCAGTTGATTATGGTATGCAGCAAGAAATCTATGAAACATCTTTCTACAAGGATAATCAGTGTTGGTTTGCAAACTGGTCACGTCTTCCTGCTGAAGTTGCTGATGTTTTGTTTATGGGATATGATATTCCAAAGGAGTTTATACATAGGAGCAAGATTAAGAAAGAACATTGTGTAGTGTCGGGGAAAGACCCTTCTTCATTACAGGATAAGATTTCTGCTGCAATTGATCAGAATCCAAGCTTGGATATGAAAGACCTTCGCATGAAAATGGAGAAGGATGTGGGTGTCTGGATTACTTATGTGGATGAGGAAGATTCTATAAATACGATTGACTTTCCTGTTGGATGGTCAGCGGGTAACACCGCTATGCACCTTGCATGTCAGCAGGGCGCAACAGAAGTTTATATCATGGGGTTTGACCTATCATCATATGATGAGCCGTTGAACAACGTGTATAAAGGGACAGATAATTATCTGTCAAGTGATGCAAGAGGTTTCAATTCAGTGAATTGGCAGAACCAAATGCAAACTGTTTTTAGAGAGTTCAAGGATGTACAGTTTTCTTGGGTAGATGCCACAAAGGAATTTGTTCAAGAAAATAATCTAAGATACTTGACTAAAGCAGAGTTTTGTGATACATTAGTTAAACTATAAACATACGAAAACATATATTACATAAGGAGAATACATATGTCGTTAAGTACACTCAAGAAGTCTAATTCTTTGGACAAGCTGCTTGGTGCAGTTCAAGCAGACGGTGGTGGTGGAGAAAAAAAGTCCTATGTGGATGATCGTCTCTGGAAGCCAGTAATGGATAAGAGCGGTAATGGTTATGCCGTTATTCGTTTCCTTCCTGCCGTTGAGGGTGAGGATATGCCTTGGGCAAAGGTATGGAACCACGCTTTTCAAGGTCCAACAGGTCAATGGTATATTGAGAACTCTCTCACTACCGTTGGTCAGAATGATCCTGTGTCTGAAATGAACTCTGCATACTGGAACTCTGGTGTTGAGTCAGATAAGGAGATTGCTCGTAAGCAAAAGCGTAAGTTGCAATATTTTGCAAATATCTATGTTGTTGAAGACCCTGCGAATCCTCAGAACGAGGGTAAGGTGATGCTCTATCGCTTTGGTAAGAAAATCTTTGACAAGTGCATGGAATCAATGCAACCTGCGTTTAAGGATGAGACTGCGGTCAATCCTTTTGACTTCTGGGAAGGTGCGAACTTCAAGTTGAAGCTTCGTAAGGTAGAAGGTTATTGGAACTACGATAAGTCAGAGTTCGAATCACCATCTGCTCTTTTTGATAATGATGATGAGTTGGAAGAAGTGTGGAAGAAGGAGTATCCTCTATCAGAGTTTACTGCTCCAACTAACTTCAAGTCCTATGATGAACTCAAGAAGCGTTTGGATATGGTTCTTGCAGGGACTACCACAGTGGGGAGCGCTGCTGCGGTTATGGAAGACGAACCTTGGGTTGCACCAAAGGTGGATACAAAACCTACTCCAGCGCCTAATATTGATAATGATGATGAAGGGGATAGTCTGTCCTACTTTGAAAAGTTGGCAAACGAGTAAGAGAAAGGGGGAACTTTGGTTCCCTCTTTTTTTTATATTGCTCCTGCTGCGTAAGCGGACCTGTTCAAAGCTGCAAATTTGTTATTAACGAGTGAACTGTCGCCACTTTGACCTGTAGTGGTGACACTTGATGATTGTCTTGCATCAGTAATAATAGTTGGTCCTGCCGCTGCTGATTGCTGTCTAGCTAACTCTGCTTGTTGCTTTGACTTTTCCATCTTCTCAACTATTGATGCGCTTTCTTTAAATTGAGATGGTTTTAGTCTCTGTGCTTCAAGTGTTTCAGCTTCTGACATTTTAGCTTTAGGTAACACCATTGGTTTTGCAAGACCCGCAGTTGCTTCTGATTTCAATTTGGCAATCTCAGCGTCCATTGCGGCACTCCGTTCCGCCGCTTTGTGTCTTCCCATACTATCTCTGGGTCCACCAATCAAAACTCTTTCTTTCTCTAAGGCTTCTATATTAGCCACAATCTCTTCCTTAGACTTTCTCTCAGGTTTTGGATCAGCCCCACCTTCAAGTCCCATTTGTTTTGCTATAAACCGGCCGATCTTATTGTCAGGTATCAACTTACGAGCAATTGCACCGAAATCAATATCAAACAACATCTTGAAGAAATCAACAACACTATCAATAAGACTCGTGACACTATCTGCTATAAACTGTATAGGATCAATATCCCCTATTTTCTTAGCAAACTCTTTGAACCCAAACAAGTCTGCTACGAATGCCACCAGTTTTAAGAATAGTGCTGGGATCGCACCCAGCAGAACACCAACAAACTTACCTATTGCAACCTTAATTGCTTCACCGATACTACCAGTTTCATCCAGTGTCTTTCTAAAGTCTTGGAACGCTTCATATAGAGCATATAGGATAAAAGAAACTGCTGCGGCAGCTGCAATAATTGGTAATAATGGAGTCATAAATGCAGTTATCGATGGTAACATTGTCCCCAACATAAATGTTTGAACTGCAATAAACGCAAGCTTAATCTTATTTGCAATTGAAGCAAATTTCCCTGCTACTCCGCCAGTCATTTTTCCTGTCTCTGGCACCATTGTGCCTAACATAAATGTTTTAACTGCAAGAAAAGCAAGTCTAACCTTTTTTGCTGCTGCAATAAATTTTGCAATAGCAACGGCACCAACGATACTAGCAATAGCAATTCCAATTTCTGTAAGGTATGGGAGTACTTCTTCTTCGATAAACTTTGTCATATCCTTGAAGGTATCACTTTGCAGAAACTTACCAAGAGCAATCATAAACGCACCAATGGCAAGAGTAGAAAGGATTGCAAGACCACCTAATGCAGCGGTCTTCAACCCCTTCTTACCTATCTCAAATAGACCACCGATACCCGCTGCAATCTTATCTAGACGGGAACCATTCTTCTTTGCATCTGCTCTTGCTTCTTCTCTTATTTCTTTTTTAGCAGCAGGAGATGTTGCATCTGCAAGGCGTTGTGCGTAATCTTCTTTTCGTGCCTGATAACTTAATTTTTGAAACTCTTTATTGTCCTCTGCAAT